GCTTCCTCTACCCATACAACATCACAACCTTCAAAAGACTTTATAGACTCAACAGTATTTGTAGCAAGACCAGTAAAGCTAAATGTACTACCGTTAAGACCTCTAATCTCTGACTCAAGAACTTCATAGAAAGCTCCTAGACCTAAAGACTGTATTTGGTCATTAAGTAATGTATGTACTGACTGCTTGATAGACTTTTGTATTTCTCTAGCACATAATACACGTGTAGGTTCATTAGCTGCTTTTATAAGCAATGCTCTAGCCATAGACCATGACTTGCCTGAACCTCTACCGCCATAAGCTACTTTGTACCTGTGTGGCTCAAATAAGAAGTCTAGCTTATCAGGAAAGGTTGCATTAACCTTCATCTTTAGGCTTTACAAAGTCTATTGCAATGCTTATAGGTAAATTAGAACCATCTAAACCTGTAATTTCTGTAGTTGCTACTGATTTACCATCCATTCGGTCAAAGACTTCTTTGATAGCTGATACATCACCACTCTCTGCTTTAGCTACTAATGCTTCTGTAACATTACGTAATCTAATAGCCTCTTCTTGTATTAATACTCGTCTAAGTGTATCTGCTGCTAACCTATTGATTTTACTAGAATGAGTGTTGCCCTTATTTACTTCAGAGCTACGTTCTGCTGCTAGTCTTTTTCGTTCTTCGTTATCCATTGTTTTGCAACTCCTAATAGGTTGGTTGCCCTCTATTGTCTATTATCTTGTAATAATCCTGTGCCTAATGGTACGCCAACACCTACTCCAAACATTTGGTTACCAAATTTGTTGAATAAACTTGCTCTTTCTTCTGGTGTAGCATATTCGTATATATCTTTAATGCCAGAGCTTTCTAAAATACCTTTAGCTTGTGGGCTTAAGTCTTTAGGTACAATTGCACCTTTAAACTCACCAATGTCTACTGCTCTTTGTGGTTTTATTTCAAAGTATTCTGTTGGCATTGATTTAAGACTGTCTAAGTAAGCACCAATATCTGCTTTTAAGTTTTTAGGTGCGTCTTTATACATTTCATCAAACAAGTTATAATTTCTTGTCTCTGCTATATCGAGTATAGCACTATTAGCGTCAAAATCTGGGTTTACTTCTTTAAGTCTACCTGTTAAGTCAAAATAAGCATCATTAAATTTATCTTTTACTGCTTTAAAATCTTCTGAACCTATTATTCTTTCTCTACTACCTTTAATTTCTGTTAGGTTTTTAAACCTAGGTGTTACTAATGCTCTTACATTGCCTACACCATAATTAAAGCCTTCTGTACTAGCTCCGCCCTTCATTTCTTTTACAATGTTTTCTAAAGTAGCTGGTGCATATTTTCTATATCCTGCATTTGTATAACCTTTAAATAATTTAGGTTCTACATTTACACCAATTTCAGGTAACTTTCTATCAAAATTACTTAACCAATTCTCATATTCTGCTTCATTAGCGTTCTTTAATACATTAACATCTGAGAAAAATTTATAATCATTATCATAGGCATTTTTATCTGGAAGTATGCCCTTTTCTTTTAAAAACTTAGCTTCTACTAATGGATTATATTTTCGTTCTGAAAAATCATCTACTAATTGAGAGAACTTATAATCACCTCTAGGCACTTCATCTAGTAAACCACCAAATTCTTTTTTTAAGTTTTCTTGACCTTTTGAACTAATATCATAAAGAATATTTGGTTTCTTTTTTGTATAAGCATCTGACCTGAATATTGGATTTGAGCCAGATGGCATAGCCATTTCTTTAGAACCAATTAATGATATATCACCAAAATTTACAAGTGGATTTGATGCTTTGCTAATGGCTAATGATGGTACAGGCATACCACCTAATTCTTGTGCAGCAATTAATTTTTGTGGTGTAAGGTTATGTTGAACAATAAGTTCTTCACCTGCTCTAACGCCTGGTACATATTGTGACAATAGTCCACTTGTTACATCTTTAGCTTTTTTAGCACCTTTAGCTAATAGTCCTGCTGTTACATTACCTATATTGCTAGTAGACAATCCTAAATATGGGTCTTGCAAGTAAGATGGCATTTGGGCATAACCTTCTGCATATCTTTGTGCAGCAGGGAAGTTCCCTGATAGTATGTCCTGTAATGTTGCCATGTTAAAGCTCCGATTCTTTATCTTTTCCTTTTAAAGGATATATCATTCTTTGGTATGTTTCCCACCATTCTTGGCTATAATCTGTATTCTGATAGTCTTTAAAGCATGGTGTGCCTAATGTGTGATGCACTAACTTAGCATCTGGATTGTATTCGTATTCTGTTTCTAGCCAGTTCCATGTTTCGTCTAGCTTACCTACTTGTTCTTCAGGATACTTTAGCCATTCAAACCTGTGTAGGTATTTACCTGTTTGTTCTTGTACGAACTTAGGTGTTAATTGTTTATTGAGCCAATGTGAGCAGTTCCATAACATAACGCTTGACCAATTCTTTTTAGGATAGTCTTCGTTCTTTGCACCTAAGTATTTAACTGGATGCTTTGTTGTGTAGTTATGCTTAACTACCTTGATTGCTTCGTCTGTATCAAAGTTAGCTAGTATTTCTGCTATATCTGTTCGGCATATCATATCGCCATCTACGAATAGTGCGATACCTTTAAAGTTATTTAGATATGGCACTAGAAAGCGCGAATAGATAAATGCGTTACTACCGTCTGTATGTGTTTCTTTATAGTCTTTTAAAGTGTTTAGTGCTAATGGTGTAAAACTTACCGGTATAGATGACTTCTCTATAACTGACTGGCAAAAGTTATGATAAGCAATTGGTTCTACCTTGCCATCATATCCTACATATATATCTAGTTTTACCATTGTTTATATGTTATTTTTGCGATACAAACTTACTTTTTGCAGTTTGTCTTGCATTTTTGTTTAAATTTGCGATACAAATTACCACTTAATTTTATTGCTCCACCAAGCGGCACTCATTTTTCCTTTAGCAATGTTCTTAGCGTGTCTTGCTTTAAAAGACTTTGCTCTATCTGTATTTGTTTTGTCACCACTTACACCCTTTTGTCCAAAGCGTATAAGTTTTTCTTGGTCACCATCTTTAGCCAATACTGCATGTGACTTAGTAGGATGATTAGGTGTTCTCTTAGGTTTATTATAACCTGAAAATGTTTCCTTACCCTTCTTAATCATTTCTTTTTCTTAGCTGTCTTTGCTGATTGTTTAAATGCCATAGCAGTAGGTGCGCCTTTAGAGCCTACTTTACGCATCTTCTCACCAGAGCCTGCCTTGATTCTTGCACGTTTATTTGCAATATTACTGTACAAGCCTGGTTTACTTGCCACGTTTAGCTGCCTTTTTCATAGGCTTAGCTGCCATAGCTTTACCTGTTTTCTTTGCGTATTCTTTAGCTTCTTTCTTACCTTTTTCTGTGTAAGCAAACTTTTTCATTCCGACCATTGGCATAATTATTTACCTTTCTTTTTAGCCATGCCAGCTTCTGATAAAGCAATAGCGATAGCTTGTTTAGGAGATTTTACTACTTTACCACCCTTACCTGAATGTAATGAACCTGTTTTAAATTCCTTCATTACCTTGCTGACCTTCTTCATCTTGCCTGCTTTTGTCTTCGGTGCTGACTTCATGTTGTTTCCTTAATTTAATAAATCTATGGTCATATCTACAGTCGTTGCATAGCGGATACTCGGTAGAGTCAAAAGGGTCACCGCATTGGCTGCATATTGTTACTAAGAGTGTCATATAAAAGAAAAAGCCCAACCAAGGAGAGAGTATGGTCAGGCTTTTGTGGGATTACGTTATTAACGGACAGGAGTTGTCCAACAAGTAGTATTATAGCATACTTTGCTATATCTGTTCAACAACATTATGCGTTTATCCTAGCAGTTGCTATATCTAAGTATTCTTTTGTTAATTCTATACCAATAAACTCTCTATTTAATTGTTTTGCAACAACTCCAGTAGTGCCTGTTCCCATAAATGGGTCTAATATTACATTATATTCATTAGAAAATGCTAACATTAATTGACTTACTAAATCTTCAGGGAAAACAGCTCCATGACTACCATCTATTTTTTTACCACGTTTAATTCTTAAAATATTATTCATTTCTCCACGTTTAAATTTAGCATTTGTAATATGTCTGCCAGCAATACTATCGTTTTCCATAATTAATATAAATTCATAACAACTATTTAGTATATTAGAGTGCATAGCTGGCTGACCTGTATTTTTATCCCAGATAATAATATCTTTTATCTGTTTATTAAAATCACCAATCATTTTAAAAAATGCTTCTTTACTTCCTGTTACTATTTGAAAATTGTAACAAACTATTTTAGATACTCTTAGTAGTTCATTTAATACTTTAAAATGAAATTCATAAAATTCATTAATTGGTAAGGCATCATCAAAATGCTCATATTTTTTACTAAAATGTTCTGACTTTTCTCTTGTAGTATATTTACCATTTCTTACTCTAGTTCTCATATTGTAAGGCGGACTTGTAATAGTTAAATCTATACTAGCGTCAGGTATAGTTTTCATCACCTCTAAACAATCACCATGCAATAGTTTAAGCATTTATTCGTCTTTCTGCTATTGTCAGTAAATTATCGTATGCCATATCTAATTGCCAATAAAAGGCTAATGGTGGTTTAGCACCTAAGTATTTAGCATAGATAGCGTCTTGTTGTCCTTGTTCTAAGCTATGCACAATAGCATGTATGGTTCTGACATTAGACATATCTTGGGCAGAACACATCTCTTCAAACGCTTCTAAAGTTGACTCACCACCGGATGACATGCCTATGCTTTTAGATGGATAATTTAAACGGTGATTATCCGTCTTCATCCATAAAGCCCAATCCTCTAGGATGGACAATAAGCGTTCCATACTAATCATATTGTGTTAGCGTATAAGCTACGCTTTGCCCAAATGTTTCTTGTGTAGTTCTTTGTTGAAGGTTATGTTTAGCATCATCTGCGTTATGACTGATAACACCTTTTATCTGGTCTTCCGTGAAGTTTGCTGTGTGTCCAAATATACCTTGTAGTGGATGTGGTTGTGGAATGTAATAGTGCATGAGTCTATTATCTTTATCTTTAAATGCGTGTATATGACCTTCCATCTTCATGGTGACAAGCAAATTTTTAATAGTATTATAATTGCCATCTACATGTGCTGCTATTTCTTTTATAGCTTTAGGCTCTGTAAGGTAAGCTAGTATTTTATCTCTGGTATTCACGATACATCCTTAACTTTACAATGCCACTTTTTCTTATCGTCTTGATGCCAACCATGTACATGAATAGCCCAACCTGCTTCACGAACTGGACCTACGTTTTCATGGTCACCTATCTTCTTTACTCTAGCTGACATATTTGTTGCTGTAGTTGTTTGCACAGCTAATGTTTCTTTTCCCTTTAAAGCTAGTATATCTATAAAACCAAATAAATCTTGACGTATCCTAGCATAACTATTCCAATGCTCTGTAATCCAACATGTATATCCTTCTTCTCGTAATTTTTTAAGACTTAACTGCGTTGGGCTAGTTGCCATCAAATTGACTTTCGTTAGGTTTAGA